TTAATACACAATAATCTACTGCTAACGTTACTTCTATTTGTTTTGCTTCGTTTTCAGTATCCCAGTTGTAATCACCAAATGTTGCTTCTTTAACAAAAGCACCTTTTAATATCCATTCTGAAACAATATCACCTACTGGTCCTAATACATCTAATCTTAAATCTTTCTTATAGAAATCGGAATAACCATCTCTACCTGTTACTGATTCGTGATGTAATCTTACCCACTCCATTACTGCTTGAGCTCCTGATGGGGTTATTGGGTCAAATAATGTCATTGTAATGTCATTCCAAGTAGTTTTACCTTTTACTTTTCTTTGAACATTCATGTGGTTTAATATTACTTCACCTTGTGTTAGTGATACTGCACTTACTCCTTTTACTATAAAGCTTGGTATACCATCCATGTATAGGATAAACCTATTAGCTTGTTTTGGTTCAAAAGCGGTGAAAAATATTTCGTTTGGATCTATTACTGGCATGTTGTTCTAATTTATTTCTTGTTATAAATATCTAATTTTTTAATTTTTATGATGGAAATACTGCTCCAGTTGGTAATACATTGAAATCTAGGTATATAAATTCAGCTGTTTTGGTTGGCTGTAAATATATTTGTCCAATTAATTGATTTCTATCTATAACATCTGGTGTGTTATTACTGTCATCCATTACAACTTTAAAGGCATATAATCCCTGTCTTTGTTGCACGCTTTCTAAATATGGGTTAACTTGTGCTAAGAAATTATTTCTTGTAGCTATTGTATTTTGTTCAAATACTAAATTATCTGCTATTTGAGAAATAAATCCTTTAAGAGAAATTAACAATCTTCTAACATTTACTCTATCTAAAGCACTTGCTTTTTTCTGTAATGTTTTTTGTCCAAATACTACTACTCCTGTGTTAGGGAATGTAGCTATTGGATTAATATTTGCTTGATATAGTTCATCTCTATTACCATTTGTTAATTTTCTTTCAGCTCTTATTACTGATGATAATCCACCTCTGTTTAATCCAGCTGGTGCAAACCATGCTTCTGAAACTGAATCATTGTAAGCAAATACTCCTGGCATCATTGCTGAAGCTGGCACCCAAACTTGATCTCCTAAATCTGGATCAATTGTTTGAACCCAAGGCCAGTAAGTAGCAGCATATGAAGAATCAACTCCTGCAGCTTGTGTTTTTACAGCTGTTATTGATTTGTCATAAGCAACACCATCTATTACTGCTATTGAATCACCTCTAAATTGGCAATTATTAACCATTGCTGAAATTTGTGATGCATAATCTTCTCTATATAATCCAGGGATTGAAAGAACACTATATTGGAATTCATCTTTATTTGCTAATAAATTTAAGGCTGTTGTGTAGTTACTTCCTTCTAAACCTTGTGTATTAGTAGCATTGATATCTTGGTTGAAATTAGCTACTATACCGTTGAAATCAACGCCTAAAGCAGCTCCAAACGAACCCGAACCAGCTACTGGAATTAAATTAGTATACTGAGGTTTTGGATTTCCAGCATTGTCAAAATAATTTAAAGTTTTAGCACTTACGGATTTTACTCTTACATATCTGGATGCATTAGCATATTGTCCTTCCATTTGTAAATAATAAGTAGTACCATCCGTTTTTACTGTTTGTTTTTGGTCTCCTATTACTCTTGATACATAATTTGAGGCATTTGGATCTAAGGATAAGTTAGTCCAAGTTTCTACTACTTTTTTCTGACTGGTAATATCATCTCCTTGTCTAATTAAAAGACTAAATGTTCCTGAAGCTGTATCTGGAGAAATTATTTCCCATCTAATATTATCTTTTGTTCCATCAGCTAATTGTCCTTTAGAACCTTCTGCTGAGGTGTTGTTTTGGATTGATCCTACAGCTAATGTTTCTAATTCTAAAGTTGAATTAAAGGTTGAAGCTGTTCCTCCAGCTAAAGTAGCTATTGTTACACCATTTCCTTGAAGTAAAGTATTGTATGAACCAGATTTAACAGTTGAACCATTAAATGAAGTTCCTGCAACTGAAGCTGTTATAGATAATGCTACTCCACCATCATCATTTATAATAATTTCATTAGTTCCTGAAGATCCAATTATTTCATTTACTTTAGATACAAATCCAGTTTGTGCACCTGTGTAGTAGTATAGGTCAGCTCCTGGAAGATTGTAACTAAAAGAAGAAGAAACAAACATTGGGTTTGTTGTTGGGGTATTTATGTTTATTCCATAATTTCCAGTAGGAACTAAATAATCAAATGATGCTAATGCTGCTGCTCCTGGCACTGCAGTATCAGAATTTTCAATTTTAGAACTACTAGCTGCAGTATAAGAACCACTAACTACTCTAGTTACTAATAATGAATCTCCTCCTTGTTGGAAATAATTGTATGCAGATACAGAAGTAAAGTAAGTATATTCGTTACTACCACTTTCTACTACGGCTCCAAATTTATTTTGATAATCTGAGTATGATGTTACTACTGTTGGGATGTTAACTGGACCTTTTACGGTAGGACCTACAATAGCACAACCTGCTTCTATAGGTTGTGATGATACTTGTGAAGAATCATTTTCTCTTGCTAATACACCTGGGGATAAAAGTACTTCTGCCATTTTATAATGTGTTTTATTTTGTTTATAAATACTGGAGAAGAGTGTAAAAATTGATTAGGCTTTAATAAATTCGCCGTTTTCCATATTTACTGTTCCTGCCCCATATTTTTCCTCTAATTTTTTTGCTATTTCAGCTGATTTTTGTTCCGAGGATGATAATTCTAAAGATATTGTTTCTTTATCACTATTTAAATTTCTTAATTGATATTCAATTTGACCTAACCTAAATAATAAACTATTTTGTAGGTCTTGAATTTCTTTTAATTCTGCAACTTCTTCTTTATTTAAAACTGTTTTTTCCATAACTATAAATATTATTTTTTGATTTTAGAATTAGTTTCTTTTGTTTCTACTTTAGGTAAATTTAAATCTATTCCTTCTTGAGATTTTGTTTCTAACTCATTTGCATGGTTGACTAACTTATTTATCAATTCTGCAAAATAAATAGCCTCTGATCCTTTGATGCTAAGACTTTGTAAAGCTCCTATTAGAACCTTGTAATCATTTATGTTTAAATTCATTTTTTATATTTTTGAATATGCGTTTTGTAATCTTAATACTAAATTAAATACATTTTGAACATCCTTACCTTGGAAGTTTGTGTTTTTAATTCCATTTAATATAAGACTAATTTCCTGCTTATCCAAATTTACTTGAACTTTTTTTGAATTAATTGGTGTTGAGGATGTTTTTCC